TTATGTTCACAGGCATGTTAGATAACACCTCCTCCGTCGTCTGCCACCAGCGAGAGCCCGGTGATGAAGCCGCTCACGTCGCCAACGCCGTCGTAGACGAAGGCCCGGCCGTTAAAGGTGATGCCCGGCGGCAGCGGCGGACCGACCAGCACGATATTGACCGCACCGGTAACGTACTGGGTGATGTCAACGGTCTTGGGCTGCCCGTGGAAGAAGCGCAGCAGGTCCGGCGGGAAAGGTTTGATCCACACTGGGCCCCCAGCGGCATGCACCGAGAGATTGCTCGGCGCAACGAGCTGCGCGGCGGCCGCGACTGGCAGCAGACCGAGCGCCGCGCTCGCGCGAAGGAACGCGCGGCGATTCAGAAACCGAGCAGCTCGAGCAGCCAATCGATGAATCTCTGCCACAACGACCGCTTCGCTACTGGACCTTGAGGTTGGTCGGGCTGCTCAGGTCCAAGATAAAAGCCGCCGAGGCGCTCACCGCAGCGCATCCCGATCCGACAGCTGTTCCGGTACAGGCGCGCACGACGATGAGCGTGCTCTGCCCGGCTGCGTTCGGCACGAGCGCCGCCGGAAGCGGAGGACCGACCTTGTAGAGATTCAGGCTCGGCTGGGTCGGATCCGCGGCCTTGCTCGTGATGCTCACCGGCGCGAAACCTGTCGACGCGGAGGTGCACGCGACCGGCGTGGCACCGACCGCGACGCACATTTCGAAGTGCGAGACAAGCGTGTCCTGGTTGGCGGGGAAGTTGAACGACATCGTCCCGCCTTCGATGGTGACATGCGTCACCTGCGCTTCCGCAAGCGACGGCGCCACTGCAAGCGCCAGAATCGCGGCCGCGATCAAAGCCAGCTTCTTCATGCTGCTCTCCTTTCAAGGTTGAGTTTCTTTTCCTGCTCTTCTTGCTGAAGACGCACTCCGCATGGACCTGAGCCGCATGTGAGCCACCCGGCGTATAGGCCGCCGGTCAGTTTCCCCGTAGCGCGCTTTTGACAGAATTGGCAACGGTAGATCAGGCGACGCCCTCGGCTGCTATTCGACATCCTAGAGCGCCGCTGGAGATCTCACTGCGCAGACGCCTGTAGCTCTTCTGTTGCATCGTGCAGGCCATAGATCACGAGCTCGTCGGAGAGAGCAGAAGCATCCTGCTCCGCAGGCTCATTCGCGGGCCCACTGCCTCCAGCTGCGCCTGAGCTGGCGGTCGTCTCGAACGGATCCGCCTTCGCATCGCGCTTCGCGAGTGCGGCCAGGCTGAAGTTCTGCTGTTGCATGTATGGCGTTTCGCCGCCGGCAGTCGGGGGCAAGTTCAGGCGTTTGCGCGATTCGTTCGGCGCCTTTATGCCGCCCTTCACCGCTTCGGCCTCGGCCGTCACCAGTGCTGTGTTGTCCATCCGCAGCAGTGCATCGAGGTCGAGCTCGGTGTGCTTGTCGCTCGGGAGCTCGAGGCCTTCATCCAGGCATGCTTCGATCGACTCGACTTGGGCCTGAATGCAGTCCGTGAAATAGACGATGCCCAGGAGCTCGACTGTGCTACCGCGCGGGACGTCGCCTCCGAGCTTGAACATTGGCATGTGGAAGGCGCGCGCGACGTCTTCGACGGTGAATTTGAGCTGCTCGATCAGCTGCGCGTCCATCGCCGAAAGACCCTTGGGCATCGGCTTGTATTCGAGGCCGACGCCGGTGACCAGGACGCGTCCGAGGTTGCCGTTCCCGAACTTCTCTTCGAAGTCCTTCTTCATCCTGGCGGCCGTCTCGTCGTCGATCTTGTTAGGCGACGTGAAATGGCCGCTCGGGCTGGCCATGTTTTTGATGATCGCTATGCTATTGGCCTGGATCTTGTTGCCCATCGTGGCCGATTGGCCGCAAGCGTAAATTGGCGACACGCCGACTAGCGGATGGAAGAGACACGTCATCCGATCATGGATGATTTCGCTTGCGGGGAACGCGGGCTCGTCTGAGCCAACACCGGCCAGGTCATCGCGCATCAACTGATAGAAGACGCTCCCGTCCTCCGCGATCAGCGTCTTCACGCGCTGCGAATCGAGAACGTGCAGAGCGCGCACCATGCCGCGCTGCGGTTCGCGCTCCTTCAGGACGTATGCGTTGCCATGCAGCAGCTTTTGCGTGATCCACTGCTCTACAAACTGGAACCGCGTCTGGTAATCGTTCGGCTTCTGCAGAACCGCGACGAAGGGACCGGTCGTTATCTCGGTGTCGATGCCGTCGTCGCCCTCCGCCTTAAGGCAGATTTCGCACTTGGCGACGTCCGACGAAATGAGGGAGACGCACGAGTAGACGGCGGAAAAAGCGAGGATGTTCTTCGGCGCATCCAGCACCAGGCTCGCCTGCCAAGCGCCAGCCCATGCCTCGCGGATGATCCCGAACCAGCCGCCGCTGCCGCCGGCGGTCGAATCCACGTAAGTCAGGGCCTTGGTGCGCCGGTAAGTCTCGGCGACGACCTTGAAGATATTGATCATCTGGACCAGGAGCTCCTGGAGTTACGTCTTTTCGCGGCCAGCTCCCTGAATCGGAACAGGCCTCGAAAAAACCCCGGCCGGAGCCGGGGGAAGATTCCACCTACGGAGGAGTTCGTTACGAGACGTACGCCGCGTCTTTGATGTACTGCACCGCGATGGGACGCCGCTTGACCCAGTTGACGAAGCGTGTGGCGCGAAGCGCGACCGAATTCGTCTGGAACATCGAGACGACGGTCGTAGGCGTCGGGCCACCGCTCGCCGCGGTCGACTGGTTGGTCGGGTTGTCCAGCATCTGCAGCGAAGCCTCTGCGCTCGCGTCGATCGTCACCTGGCCGTCATCGGCCAGCATGATCTCGGGCGCGTTCAAGAGGATGATCATCTGCCCCTCGCCGACTACCGGGCTGCCGATCATCTGGCAGCTTTGCGAGGTCACGACCGGCAGACCGAAGAATGTTCCGCCGTTCATGTTGATGGTGTTTCCCGGGCCCTGGAAGAGCGACTGGCCGAGCGCGTTCAGCATGAGGCTGATCGCCAGAGCCTGCGTCGGCGTCATGATCCATACGCCTCCGCTCGGGTCGAGATTGGCCTGGATCCAGATGTTGAAAAGCGTCTGGACGTCGGTCCTCAGCGTCGCACCCGTGGTTCCGGTTGCGGCCGTCGGGTTCACGCCATTGGTGATGGACGCGGGCGAGACGTTCGCGGACGCCGCCACATCCGGGGACACGAACTGAGTATCGACGAACTGCGACACCGCTTTCGCGAGGTCGTTGCGCACCAGCAACTCAGCGCTCGGGGCGGACGATCGGATCAGCTCCGCATCGAGAACGACGATTCCTGCCGCCTTTGCGATGCCCAGCGTGACGGCGTTCGTCGCCATCTTCGAGACGGCCGCCGGGAAGCCTTGCCCGACCCACCCTGCCGATGTGCCCGAGGTCGCGCCTGCGACGCGAACGTTGAAAGGTACGTTCGTGAGCCCGGGGATCCGGCCGATGATTGTCATCGGGCGCAGGAAATTGATGAAGTCGTTCACCAGGTTCTGGTTGTAGACGAGCTCCGACGCCCAGCTCGCGGTCGTTGTGTCGCCTGCGGCTACCGCGGCCAGGAGCACCTGCGCGACTTCGGGTGTCTGATCCTGCCATTGCTTGTTGTTCTGCGCGATCGCGAGGGCGCCCGTAAGGCTTCCCTTCGCCATCGCGAGCGCGCGCACATATCGCGTGAAGGGGATCGCCTTGTCGACGCGCGAATTCACAGTGATGTAGCTCTGATGCTCCCTGGCCGGAGCCCCGCGTTGCGAGGACGATTTCGCCGGATCCGCGCCGGCAGAGCCGTCCGCGCCCGCAGCTTTCGCGTTGACAGCTGTCGCACTGACCGCCATGCGTTTCTCGTGATCACGCTGGCGCTGCAGATGTCCGTCGATGGTGTCGACGTCGGTGGCCAGGCCGTCGTATTCCTGCTGCTCGGCCTCGGTGAGGGTTCTCCCCTCCTGATTCGAGAGCTCCATGAGCGCGTCCATCCGCGCCATGTGTGCCGCTCGTTTCGCCTCGTAGGAGGCGATCTGCTCTTTCATGCTGGGTTTCACGGTGCTTCCTTTCAGTAAAACAGTGCCGCGTGGACCCGAAGCGCCGGGAGAGGAGCTCATCCGCACCGCGAAGGACCGCCTCTCGCCTGACGCGGCGAGCGATCCCTGGTTGGCCGGATGATCGAAATGCGAGACGTTCTTGAAAGAATTCTTCGGCTTGTCTTTCTTCTTTGGCGAGCCAGGTCTCCGCTTCCATCATCGTCATCACGTCCGCCACTTTTTGACCGGAGCGCCGCGCGTAGACCTCGGCGATCGCCGTGTCGATCTGATCGAGCAGGCTCGCGACTTGCTGCATGTCTTTCTTGTTCCCGACCACCATTCCCCAGGCGGAATGGATCATCAGGAACGCGGCCTCGCCCATCTCGATCCGGTCGCCGGCCATCGCGATGACGGAGGCCGCGGAGGCGGCAAGGCCGAGCACATGCACGGTGACCTTCCCCGGGTACTCCCGAAGCAGGTTGTAAATCGCTACGCCCTCGAACGCGTCGCCGCCCGGTGAGTTGAGGACCACGCGCACGGGCGCACCCTCCATGCGCTTGAGTGCGTCCTTCACCATCGGCGCAGAAACCATGCCCATCCAGTCCGGGCCGATCTCATCGAGGATCGAGATCTCGCCTTCGTCGGCCGCCGGCGCGCTCTTCGCTGCGAGCTGCGGATCCCAGCGCTCGAGCGCCGATTGCGGAGTACGGAGCCTCAGGGCCTCGGACTTCTCGAGGTGGATGGACGGGAGCTTTGTCCTCAGGGATGCGCGCTGGCTCGCGCCGTCTTTCCCGTCGATCAGCTCCAGCAGCGTCGACGCAGCGGATTCGATCGCTGAATCTCCCTGAGCCGCGGCGCGCGATTTCGCGGCGATCACGCCGGCGCGATAGACCTCGCCGTCCTTGCCGAACGGATATCCGAAATGCGCCTTCGTGTCGCTCGGCTGGTCTGTGTGGACCGCGAGGTGATACTTGCCGAAGCTCTCCCAGTCGTCGCCCTTCGGCCCGAGCAGAGCATCGCCGTCGGAAGCGGAGAAACTCCACGAGCCCTTGTTCACCTTGCCCGCGGCGATCAGGTTCTTCGCGTGGGCGACGCCGGCGGCATTGACTGAGATCATGGTTGTGCTCCGTGCTGGGGATCTGGCTTGACGTCATGGCGCTCTATGTGGAAGCGCTGGACGACAAATCGCTGCGTTTGCTGGCCGATGAGCGCGAACCGGACCCAGACGCTGATCGGCTTGGGCTCGAGGAAGCCCATGACGTCGTTCGCGCGCGCCTTCTGGATCGTCATGAGTGCTCCGGAAAAAGAAAAAGGCCGCGCGATGGCGGCCTTCGTTTAAACGAGCTTCGACTTCAGATGAAGAAGAGCTGCGGCTCCGTCTTCGGTGCTTCCGCTTCTCCGTTGAGCGCAAGGCCAATCGCCATCGCGAGCGCCACGATTCCGTCGATCCGCCCTTTCGAGCGCAACTTGTCGAAGATCCGATTGTTCTTCGGATCGGGCTTCAATACCGCGCTCGCGCTATTCCAGCGCAGGCACGGGTTCAACTTCACGCGCAAGAGCCCTTTCATCACGAGGTCCTCGAGCAGCTCGACAGATCGCGGCATCCACAGATCCGGAGCCGGCTCTTCGCCAGAGGCCTTCGCTTTCTCCTTGCCTTCCTTGTCGCTCGCCTTGAAGTAGCCCTGCGAGTGCGGCACCAGGCGTAACTCGATCGCGGCCTCGGCGAGCTCCGTCTCAAAATATTTGATGCGGTACGGGTCGAAGGCCTCGGAGTCGAAGTCGTAGATCTCCTTCAGCTCTCCGAGGCGCTGCGCGACGAATGCGTAGTCGACCGCTCTACCTGGTGTCGCCCGCACATGCCCCTGCTTCACCCAAACGTCGTAGGGCACCTTGTCTGCTTTCGAGCGCTCGGCGAGCGTGATTGCCGGCGTCCAGAATTCCACGAACGCATCGACGCCGCCGTCCTCGCGCTGGAAAGCCATCGCGTGTGCGGTCAGATCTCGCGTGCCCGAAAGGTCGAGGCCGCCATAGCCGCGGCGCCCGCGCAGCTCCTCGAGGTCGAAATCTTTCTCGCAGGCGCGCCACAGGTCGCTGTCGATCCACGGGCTCTCGGCGTCCACCCATTGGCAGAAATTCAGCCTCCGGACGATGCTTTCCTTGCTCGGCATCCCGCGCGCTTCGCTCACCTGGTCGCGCAGGTATCGAGTCTGGATCGAGACCCCGAGATTCGGGTTGGCCTTCGGCCAGCAGGCCTCGTCTACCATCGGGTCGTCGCCCTCATCAAGGCTGCAGACATAGGCGAACCAGGAATCGGAATCGGCGAGCGGCACCTGGCCTGAGAGCACGCGGTCGGAGTACTCGTGATGCTGGTAGCAGACCGTTGTCCGGTCGAAGCCGCTATTCGTGATCTCCAGGATGAGCGCGCTGCGGCGTCCCTTCGTTCCGGCGCGCATCTTGTTGCACACGAGATCGTTCGTGTGCTCGTGCACCTCGTCGATCCCGGCGTAGTGCACGCGCTTTCCGTCCAGGCCTCGCTTCTCGGCGCTGATCGGCTTGTAGAAGCTCCCGGTCTTCCGATTGACCAGATTGTAGACTTCCTTCTCGCCGTGCTGCTCCACCAGCTCGCGCAGATCCTCGCTCGCCTGGACCATGTTCACCGCGTCCCGGTATTGGATCTTCGCCTGATCCTTGACGGCGGCCGCGGCATAGCACTCGGCCTTTGGCTGACCGTCCGCGTTCTGCATGTAGAGGCCGATGCCTGCGGCCATCGGAGTCTTGCCGTTCCCCTTTCCGACCTCGATGTAACCCACCCGAAACCGGCGGGCCACGTCGTCCCAATACCACCCGAACAGGGACCCGACTACGAACTGCTGCCACAGGTCGAGCTTGAACGGCTCGGCATCCTCGAAATGGATGATCTCGTCGCCCGAGACCGGATCCTTCTCGACGTCCGGCAGCCGCAGAACATCAGCGAAGAACTCGATCGCGCGGAGCGCCCGATCCGGCCTCCAGATCAGGCCTCGCCCGGGCCCGCGCTCCAGATCCGCCAGGTGCCGCTCGCCGGCCTTCCGTACGAGCGGCCCGGCCACGATGCGCCGGTCGACGACGGCCTGCGCGTACTGGAGGACTGGGTCAGCTGAAATACTTGCCGGCATTCTTCGACTTCTTCGGCGCGCCTCCCTCGTCGTCCTTCCGTAGCCCGAGCTCGACGAGTTGCTTCTTCAACTCCTTCGTCTCAGTCGCATTCATCGCCTTCCCTGACCTGAATTTCGCCATCAGGACGGCCGCCATCTCGAAGGTGAAGCGGTTTTCCTTCGTGTGGAGCGCGCTGCCGGTGCTCTCGAACAGATCCTTCCACGCCGCCTTCTGCGGCGCCTTGAAGTGGCTTGGCATGACGAGCTCGGGCGCAGTCCCTGGCGTCGATTCGGTCGCCGCCGGCTGCACCAGCTTCAGATTTTTTTCCATCAGGCGCGCACCTCGCATTTCCCCCGCGCGATCGGCGCGGTTATAGGTGCGATCTTGTTCGACTTACGGATATTGCAGCCTCGGCATGCGCACTGGAGATTCTCATGGGTATGCTGCCCGCCCCTTGAGATCGGGACGACGTGATCGAGTTCCGGTGCACTGCGCTCCACGGTTCCGCGAAGCTCCTTCGGCGTATCCCCGCCACAGATCCTGCATCGCCAGCCATCGCGCTCGAAGATTCGGAACGGGTCTACGCGCTCGCCCCCGGGCGCGCAGCGGACCGCTGCCTTGCGCTTGGCGTTGTGAATGCGATTCGAAAGATCGCGATTCGAAGGCCGCTTGGCGCAATAACAGGCCCAGCACTTGGTCGATCGTGGCCATGTTGGTGCGCCGCAAACAGAGCACGAGCATCTCTTTGCCGCTTCGCTGGTATAGCGGCCCCTGTCGTAGGCACGAAGCTGCTCGCCATTCTTACGGCGATAATCCCTGCGTCTACAAGTACCTGAGCAATAAGATGCCGGTCGGCCACGGCCCGATCTGGCAGGTATGGCCTCGCCGCAAGTGCATCTGGATTGCGAGAAAATTTTCACCGATACCTCAAATTCTCAAATATTTTTCGGGCGTAGG